TCTACTACGTCCTGAGTGGACGCGTGCAAGGTCTCAAGGATCCAGGGGTTGCCACGCTCATCGGTTCACTCATCGGCTATGCGTCGGCCAAGGCTGACACGGTGGTCGGCTACTACTTCGGGAGTTCCGCGGGTTCTGACCGAAAAACCGAGATGCTTCGGGGTTCGAAATGACCGAGCCGCGCAAGGGGTGGAATCTGGACAGATCGATTTCGGTGGGTGATCTGCTGGTGTTTCTGTCCCTGGCATTGGCAGGCCTTGGTTACGTCATGCACCAGGACAACCGAGCTACCAAGACCGAGGAAGGCGTTTCCTATCTCAAGGCGACGGACGCTCGCCACGACTCCGTGATCAAAGAGCTTAAAACCAACATTGACCAGAAGCTGGATCGCCTTGAGGCCAAGGTGGATCGGCTTGTTGAGCGTAGGTGAATCCATGTGCCTCTCCAAGCCCTCCATGCCTGCCGTTCCCGCTGCTCCGGCCACGCCCACCGAACAGGATCCTGCCGTTCAGGCATCGCTTGAGGCTGAGCGCAGGCGCCAGGCCAACGCTGGCGGGCGGCAATCAACCCTTCTAACCGGTGGTGCAGGCCTTACTGCTCCCGCCACAACCGCACCCAAGACCCTTCTGGGGCAATGATGGATTCCAAGGCCACGAGGTTTAACAGCAGACTCTCGGCTCTCAAGTCCGAGCGGTCTAGCTTCATCTCCCACTGGCGGGAGATTGGCAACCTCTTCCGGCCTAGGTCCACGCGTTTCCTGGTGGAGGACCGGAACCGGGGCGACAAGCGGCACGGGAACGTCTTGGATCCCGCGGGCATCTTCGCGTCTCGCACCCTGCAGTCTGGATTCATGGCCGGGATGACCAATCCCAATCGGCCTTGGTTCCAGATCAGAACCCTGGACCCCGACCTGAACAAGTATCAGCCGGTCAAGGTGTGGCTGGAGGATGCCCGATCCCGCATGTTCGAGGTGCTGATGGCCTCGAACATCTACACCGTCCTGCCTGGCGTCTATGGCGACATGGGCGACTTCGCCACTTCGGCCTTTGCCCTGCTTGAGGATGACTTCGATGTGATCCGGGCCTATCCGGCGCCCATCGGGTCTTACTGCCTTGGGCTGAATGAGCGCGGGGTGGTGGATACCTTCTACCGCGAGTTCCAGCAGACGGCCTCGCAGCTGGTCCGCAAGTTTGGCAGGGATAACGTCTCTTTGCGTGTTCGGGATGCCTACGACCGATCCAACCGTGACACCTGGTTCGATGTGGTTCACGTGGTTGAACCCAACGACGATCACGACCCCAACAAGCTGGAAAGCAAGTTCAAGAAATACCGGTCTGTCTACTACGAGCCCAATAACAGTGACAACCTGCTGAGCGAAAAGGGATACGACGATTTCCCCATCATCGCTCCCCGATGGGATGTGGTGGGTGAAGACGTTTACGGCTCCAACTGCCCCGGCATGGACGCCCTGGGAAGCATCAAGCAGTTGATGGCCGAGACCAAGCGCAAGGGCGAGGGCATCGACAAGCTCACCCGGCCTCCCATGAACGCGCCTTCCAGCATGCGGAACGGTGCTGCCAGCATCCTGCCCGGTGGGATCAACTTCTTCGATGTGGCCGCTGGCCAACGCGGGTTTGAGCCCGCCTTCCAGATTCCCCCCGGCTTTCTGGATCCGCTCCGTCAGGACATCCAGGACATTCGCAACCAGATCCAGCGGGCCTATTACGAAGACCTGTTCCTGCTGATCTCCAGCATCGACCGAACCGGAGTCACCGCAGAAGAGATCGCCAGCAAGAAGGAAGAAAAGCTCCTGATGCTGGGGCCCGCCTACCTACGCACGAATGACGAACTGCTTGATCCCTTGGTGGATCGCACCTTCGCCATGATGTGGAAGGGCAATCACTTCCCCCCCCCTCCCCCTGAACTGCAGGGAGAGCAGGGCATGGATCTGTCTGTGGAATTCACTTCCACCATGGCCCAGGCCATGAAGCTGGCCGGGTATGGCGACATTGAGCGCGGCTTCCGTTTCGTCGGGGCTGTGGGTCAGGCCTTCCCCGAGGCCCTGGACAACCTGGATGCGGACGCAACGGTGGAAGAGGTGTTCGACCGGCTTGGTCTTCCCCCGCGGATGCTCAAGGATCCCAAGCAGCGGGATGCCATTCGCCAGGGCAGGGCGCAGGCCCAGCAGGCCCAGCAGACGATGGCCATGGCCCAGCAGGGCGCACAGACGGCCCAGACCCTGGCCGATACCCAGGTGACTGATCCCTCGGCCCTGTCCCAGATGATGCAAATGGTGCAGGGGGCGTGATGGCTAAAGAGACCGCCAAGCCCACCTACGACGCTGGCGAAGAGGGCCAGGTCAAGGCCCGCAGGCGCTGGTTTGAAACCCTCCGGAAGCGGGAACTGGATGACATTTCCGAGGTGGCTTCCACCGTCCAGGGTCGGCGATTGCTGCGCCGGATCTGGGAAGAGTGCCGGGTCTTCCACGTGACCCACGTTCCCGGGGATTCCCACCAGACAGCTTTCAACGAGGGGAATAGGAACCTTGGCCTGCGGTTCCTGAATGACGTTTTCGAAGCCTGCCCGGATCGGTTCCGGGAAGCGATGGCTGAAAAGAAGAAGGAGGACGAGACCGATGGTTGAAGCTGAAGTTGCCACGCCTGCCGATGGAACCGCTGCGCCTGCAGCCGCCGAAGCAGCGCCCACCAATACCGCCACACTTCTGGAGGGTTCTGCCGCTCCCGAGGCTGGCGCGAATTCCGAAGGCAATTCGAAGGGTGAAGTGCAGACCGAAAAGGATGCGAAGCCCAAGGGTGCCCCGGAGAAATACGAGTTCACCGCACCCGAGGGCGTAACCCTCGATGCCGGAATTCTGGGGAAGTTCGAACCTGTGGCCAGGGAACTGAACCTCGACCAGGACCAGGCAAACAAGCTCGTCGGCATCTACGCCGAGCATCAAGCGGAGCTCGCCAAGGCCCAGGCCGAAGCCTGGGGAAATACCGTCGCCGGATGGGGCGAACAGGTCAAGGCCGACCCGGTTCTGGGGGGTGAAAACCTTCCCAGCACCCTCAAGGCCGCGATCACCTTCATGGACTGGCTGAAAATGCCCGAACTCAAGTCCCTGATGGCCCTCGCCACGCCGGAAAACCCAACCGGGCTCGGAATCGGAAATCACCCGGTTCTGGTGGCTGCCTTCGCCAAAGCAGGGAAGGCCATGGCCGATGACGTCTTTCACACCGGCAACGGTGAGGGTAAGGCCGATGTTTCGACCGCCCAGAAGTTCTACCCAAGCATGAACCCCTAGCGGCTCCCTTGGCGCATAACTAGCGCCCTGGAGCCTCCCCAAAACCTCCATTGCCGGTCACCCCGGCCCCAAGGAGAAAACAATGGCTGCCGTTGGCAATACCGTTCTTACCCTGGCCGATTGGGCCAAGCGCGTGGACGCATCCGGGAACACTCCCGACATCGTGGACATGCTCAGTCAGAGCAACGAATTCATCCTTGATGCGCTTTGGAAGGAATCGAATCAGCCCGCATCCGAGCGCATCATCCAGCGCACGGGCCTTCCCTCCGTATACTATCGCCTGCTCAACCAGGGCGTTCCCAAGAGCAAGAGCACCACGGCCCAGATCGACGAACCCATTGCGATCCTGGAAGCCCGTTCCGAACTTGACACCGAGATTGCCAACCTGAATGGCAACAGCGCGGCCTTCCGCCTCTCCGAGTCCTACGGGTTCCTGGAAGGGATGAATCAGAAGTTCGCCTCCACCTCGATCTACGGCTCTGCCGCCAACCCTCAGGAATTCGTGGGTCTGGCAAACCGCTATTCCAGCCTGAGTGCTGGCAATGCCCAGAACGTCATCAGCGCCGGTTCGGTTTCCGGTGGTGATGGCACCTCCATCTGGCTTGTTGGCTGGAGCGATCGCGGCGTCTACATGACTTTCCCCAAGGGTTCCAAGGCGGGTCTGGAACACCAGGATCTGGGCGAAGGTGATGCCTTCGATTCCAGCAACAACCGTTTCCGAGCCCTCATGGATCGGTATGTCTGGCGCCACGGCCTGGTGCTGAAGGATTGGCGCTACGTGGTCCGGATCTGCAACATCGATACCTCCGCTTTGATCGCGGATCCCACGGGTTCGACCATCAACCTCATCAACAACATGATCAAGGCCCTCCACCGTCTGCCTAGCTACGCGGGCGGCATGGCCCCCGATGGTTCCGGCTTCCGCGGCGTGAAGCCTGTCTTCTACGCCAATCGCACCGTGCGGGAAATGATCGACATCCAGGCCCAGAACAAATCGAACATCCTCCTCAACTGCAAGGAAGAGGAAGGCTGCCTGAAGACCACCCTGCGCGGCGTTCCCATCCGCACGATGGACGCCATTCTCTCCACCGAAGCCACCGTCAGCTAAGCGAGGTGAATCATGGCTCTCATCGATAATGCTCTCCGTCTGGGAACTGCCCAGGCTTTCTCCGCCAGTGGCGCCACGACCGACTACTGGGACAACTCCAAGGCCCGGAATCTGGGTGATGGCGAACCCCTGTGCATGGTGTTCACCATCACCACGGCCCTAGCTGGCACCACCCCCACTTGCTCCTTCGCCATCCAGAGCGACAGCAGCACGGGTTTCGGTTCTGCCGTCACCCACGAGACCGTGGCCCCCGCGGCTGCGCTTCAGGTGGCGGGCGCCCAGTTCGCCCTGCCCATCCCCCCTGGGGTTTCCATTTCCCAGTATGTCCGTGGGTATCTGACCCTCGGCGGGACCACTCCGACTGTCTCCGTCACCACCGACATCGTTCCCATGTCCATGGTGAAGAAGACCGCCCTTTACGCCTCCGGCTTCAGCGTTGCGTAAGGGGTGAACCATGGCGATCAAGGTTAAGGCAACCAAGCTCGGCTTCTACGGTGGCGTGTTGCGCTACGAGGACGATGTCTTCGATGTGGCCAAGGAATCCGAATTGGGTTCCTGGATGGAGCCCATCACCGAGAAG